TCTTCATTAAAATCCATCAGTATAATAGTAACAGTATTATTTAGCGTTCATTGCGCTTCTAAGATCTTTATACAGCGCATCTTTATGCTCAGGTTTCATCTTAGAAGATAGGTGAGAATGGAACTCTTCTTTCTTGCCTTCCGATGCCAAACCTCTTAGCTTAGTACCAGAGATACCTTCAACGCCTTTGGCATTCTCATCACGGTGACCAGCGTTCTCGAACGTAATATCTTTGAAGTTATAATCCCCGTGAGACCCTTTAACTCCATTGTATTTCTTAAGAAGTTCTACCATAGGCTTACGGTCTTCACCACCAGCGAAGTGAAGGTGCGTCACGCCTTGTTTGTGCAATTTAGACGCTTGGTGTAAGATTGTTGGCGCAGACTTATCAGCGATCTCAACGTTAGTGTCTGGGAAGGCATTCTTAGCGTGCTTCAACTTTTGCTCTGGAGAAAGAGGGTTCTTACCCTTTTTCTTTTCTGCTGGAGTAGTATCGTGAGAGCCAGATAGAACTAATGTATGGTCTCCACCAAATTTCTTGGCAGTATCATGCATATGGTTGACCAACTTCTCGTGTCCAGCAGTTGGTGGATTCATACGACCAAAGGCGATAGTGTGGTGTTTATCTTTAGTCTCTTCAACCTTTCCTGGACCACCACGTGCCTTCAGCAAGTTCTGACGAGCGAACTCAGCACGGTTGACTAGCTTAGTGGGTTCAGTCGTACCGTTATGAGTATGGTTGTAAACAAAGCCTTCTGGCTTAGATGCTTCACCATTAATAGCGTGCTCATAAGAACCTTCATTAGATTCTAGAGACTTAACCAATTCGTTCTTGGCAGACTGCAGATGCCCGTGCATCTTCAACAGGTTATCGTAGTGTCCTTGGTTCTTCTTGATATGATCCAAGTGACCTTTGAGTTCATCGAGTTTACCGTTCTGAGCTTTCTCAGTCTTTAGCTTGGAAACGATCTTCTCATACTTACCAGCGATATGGCTCTTCAAACCTTCAGCGTCTGGTGTAGTACCTTCGCGAACAGTTTGGTTAATGTATGTGGCTAAGTGGCCACCGTCGCCGTGGTGCATAGATGTAGCTTTGTACATCTTACCTTTATGCTCAGCGTGGATAGCACGGGCAGCGGACATGTGCTTGTTGAAAGACGCTTGGGATTCTTTAGAGTAGTGAGCACCAGAGGCATCGTAATCAGCAGTGTGATGGAATACGTCTGGGTGTTGACCAAAGTCACTGGCTGAAACGTTGTGATGAGCAGACATGCTGCTCAACTTATCACCTTCATACTTGGTGTGTACAACTACGCCGATCTTAGACTTCTTGATAGCTTCAGCCTTTTCGCCCTTGGCTGTATATGTGATAGTGTTAGGCGTGAACGAAACCTTATCACCTTTTTTCTTCAAGTCATCATGAGTATACATCAAGTCGCCTTGATACACGCCAGACTTTGGAGAGACTTTAGGGAAGTGCTTCAAAGCACCCTTTAGCTTATCAGCTAGACCAGGAGCGTGGCCATGATTCTTATCTACATCTTCTGGAGTGTAGTTAATCTTTGGATTCTTATTGAACGCTGACTTTGAAGCCACGAAGAACTTACCGTTCTCTGGGTGGTGACCAAACACAACTGATGGAGAACCATCATACTTCATTGTCATCTTGTGAGACTGAAGACCTTGGACGGTGTGGTGATGGGCAGCTTGAAGAGCACCATAAGCGTGTTCAAAACCGTCTTCGCCATGTAGCAGTGGACGGTCTTCAGCGTGGTGAATGTGCTTTAGTTTAGCACCTTCCTCTTCGGCTTCTAATAAGAAATTTAGAAAGTTGATCATATTAGCTCAATGAGAATGTGCCAGCGACACCTTTGTGTGGACCAGAAGAACCTTTCATAGTGAAAGACCCAACGTTTTGAACCTTACCAGTCTTCTTATGAACACCTTTGATTACAGTGGAGATACCACCGTTGTGTACAACGTGGAGTTTATCAAAGTTAGCTAAGTGATCATCCGCAATACTATGAGACGGAACAACATGAGACTCAGCATCACCGCTGTCTTTCACTTGAGAGTGAGCAACGATGTGCGGGATATGAGTTGGAGCAGATACGTGTTGACGAACAATTTCGCGAAGTTCATCGTCTGACTTTTTAGCCATACCTTCAGAGAAGTGTTTGGCCATGGCACGTTTAGCGTGTAGCGCTGATACCTCGGCAGTGGCTGATCTTGTTTGAGCTTTCTGTTCAAACGCTGCTTGTTCAGAAGGTTTCATTGAATCGTGTGCGCTAATGTATTTTGTAAGATGCTCGTGCGTCATCTTATTCTTAGAACTTAGTGTCTTACCCTTTGCCAACAATCCTTCAAACTTAGAGTGTTCGGCACGGGCTTTGTCGATACCCATCTTATCAATTTTGTATTGGATGTGGCGTTGTGTCGCTGGACCATTATAACCAAGCTCTTCCATATGAGCATGATGATTGTCGGATAGCTTCTTCAAAGAACCTTTGTTCAAACCAGCAGTCTTTTCCATAGAATCTAGACCAGGGTTACGGTAGTTTGGTTTATGTGAACCATACTTTGCAGAAACACCAACGTGACCAGCAGTCTTACCGTCTTTATCGTGAACACGAACAATAACGTCAGCGTTAGAGTTTACGTCTTTAACGCCAGTAGTCTTTTCATGGTCTCCTGGCTTTCCTGGCTTATCAGCGTTTGATGTCCAGAATACTCTGCCAATGTGCTGACCATCACCAACGTGTCCAGCCGACTTCAGGTGAGCATGAATAGTTTTAGCAGTTTGTTGAGCGTGTTGATCAATTTGATTGTACGCATTGTCACCCATCTTTTTCTTTAGACGGTCGTGAACTTGAGTCGGTGTACCAGCGTGGTCTTCGTTTTCAGACTCGGAGCGGTGGTGTTCTGGAAGAGCTGAATCAGGGTGAAGGTACTTCGCTAGAAGTAGTTCGTGCATCTTACCCTTGTCATCGTTTTCAACGTCTTTAGTGTGGTTGGCTTCTAGGATTAACTCTTCGCTAAGGAGAGTAGATTCCTTCAAGAAACTTTTAAAATTTAACATTAATATTCCCTTTTGATTCCATCAATATATCTCTATATTTAGGCTGCGACGATTGCGGTCAACTCAGTCATCAGCTTACCTTTTTCAATCACGTTTCTGATGTATTCCCTATCAGTTCTCAGTCGGACTGTGATAAGGATAGAGCCAGATTTAGAATCCTGAATACGGACTTCTGGTTTAGTTTTATTGTCGATGAACTTGGCTACAAGTTTTATGTTCTTCAACTTCAAAGCAGTTTGTAAGTTATCGAACTTATAAATCATAGCTTCTTTAGTTGTAAGTTGAACCATATCAACTGATTGGTCTTTTCTTGTACCAAAGAATGCAATGCCATCTGCTAGGCTGTCAGTAATTCTATCTGGGTTTGTCGAAGCAACGGTGTTAAACATATCAGCCATACCACTATACAGTGCAGAGTTAGCCTCAATTATACCGTCGTTCTTTAGAATGTCAAAGTATTTCTTTTCTAGCGATGGAGATACTTTTAGATCAACCAAAGTAGACCATAAGTCTTTTTGCTTATCAATAGTTCCACCGCCAACTTGACCAAACTGTTTAGTACCAGATGCTTTTAGAGAAACGTTGATATCAACTTTCTTATCATCAATCTCAACATATACGTCAACCTTAGTATCGTTCTGTGCAACTGTACCAATCGCCTTAATAGCAATCTTATTGTACAAGCTGTTCTCGTAATACTTCTTGGCATTGGCAGCGACTACTGCTGAGTTGGCATACTTAACGCTCGATGAAATAATACTCTTTAGGTTACGAACGTGTCGTGGATTCTTTAAGGCTTTGATGTTGATTAAAGCTGAGTTGATTTCCCAATACAAATCGTCAACTACCTTTGGTTCTTTGTTTGGCGACTTCATTGGACCAAGAACTTGGTGCGTATCAGTATCGTTTAGACGTTTGATCATATCAATTACGTCGCCGTCAGTAATAGCTTGGTTCTTGTTTAAGAATCTACATGCAATAGCTGCTGAGAAGATTACCTCTGCCATGTCGCCTTTGTTGGCTTTACCACCGAAGTCTTCAGTCTTCATAATATCACTCAACGGTACAAGGTTAGTCACCTTGTTGTTACGCTCGTATGAAAGTTGAATCTGTTTAAATGAAACCGAGCCAGTTCTAATGATGTTGGCGATATCCGCAGATTCAGAGATATCTAATGCGTTCTTAGTAACCAAACGACCAGTACGTGGGTCTGGGTATGTAATCTTATTGAACGGTTGTTGTTTACCGTCAACCGTAGTGAACGGTGAGCGTTGACCTTCAATAAGTTTTTCCAGTAAAGCAACGATACGTGTTTCGCCGTGCTTACCCTTGAAGTCTTTAATCGTTAATGCTGCCATGCATATTCCCTAGTCGTTTATTGACTATTTAGTTTATACTTGCGATCCCACTTTAGAACCTGTTGGAATAGTTTATGGATGGCGTAGTTGTTTCGACAGTCATAGTTGAATGTCTTTAGGATATACTTCAACGTGGTTGAAGGGCAGCGTTCTTTTAACCTCGGCATTGTGAGGAATGAACTTACTTCTTTGTTCGGGTGATTCGTTTTGATGTCCAGATAAACGCAATGAGCATACGCTTGGATTTCATCAAACTCAGATAGGTATGCTCGTTCAGCATCCTTCAGGGAATGTCCAACCTTCTTGTGGGGAAGGACATAATTACTAGACTCGTCGTAGCGACGGCTGTATTGCATGAAGTGAATCATCTCATGCATTAGAGTTTGGATAACACGATACTTAAATTTATCCCAAGATTTTATCGTGAACTCATGTTTGTTAAAGTCATACGTGTATATCTGAATACAGCATTGACGATCGTCAGGGGCATACTCTCCGCCAACGGAAACGTATTTAGATAGTGCCCAACTCTTTTTGAGTGGTTCTTTGAACTCTATCTTAGTTCTCCACTTCTTAAAGTAGTTGGAGAGACCGACCGAGTCATTTTCATACTCGTCTAGGTCTCTCCAGATTTTTGAGGGGTTTAATTTTGCGCGAAATGGAGGCTCATAGAAGTTGAGTAACTCCATCCAGTTTAAGTCCAAATTTTCTAGGAAACGCATATTACCTCCTAGAAAGCCTAATCCTTATCCTAATTGACCCTCTAGGAAGGCTAAGACTTTCGCTTGTTCCTCTAAGTTAGTATTGGCAAACTCAGTAATATATGGCATCAAGTCAAAATTTGATTGCAGATTACTATATTTAGTTTCTCGCCCTCTTAGGAATTGTTCGGACTGGTCGGAGCCACGATCTTTATATCGCTGCTCGAGAACGGTCTTAGGTGCGTTCAGGAATACGATATGAAGCTCGGTATCGGGAAGACCCATGGCGAACTCAAGGAAAGACTGATTGAAGATACGATCACCTTCAAATAGAACGTTACAGTTATGGCTTGCGATCCATTCCTGCATTGCTGGCTGAACTGCCATAGAAAGACGGTCGGTTCCAGCAAAGACTTCACCTTCTTCGTATTTACCAAGAACGTAAAGGTCACGCTCAGTATTATACATGGCTGAAACTAGCTTGGCTGGTTCAACTGGTTGGAATACTTTGCTTTCCATATACTTACGAAACAACGTGGTCTTACCAGTTCCTGGCGATCCACCAACAGCAATAAGTTTTCTCACTTTTTTCTCCGCTCTAATAAGCTGAATAGACACTTCGTCGTTAGCTTTGATTTTATCAATGAACATTTTGTAGCAACTCTTTCAATTCGTCATCAGTGAATACCCAAACACGACCAATGAAGTGGTGAACGTCAGTATCTTTGTCGTGCTTCTTTTTGAACATAACCTTCTTAGCAATATCACGTGCTAAGTTCTTGGCGATGTTCTCTTTAATTTCTGAGGCATAATCAGGGGCAACCTCTTGTAACTTTAAGAGTTCAGCTGCTGTTACTTTATGGTCAACAGCGATACGGTTGATGACGTGTTCATCCAGAATCTCGTCAATGGAAGGTCTAATTTTAAATGTGCCAGGAGAGCCAGCAGCAGTAGATATAATATTATTCGCACTCCAACTATTTGGAGATACGCTACTAAGCGTAGTACCAGACATGCCAAGGGTTAAAATTGATTGTTCTAATTCATCATCAGGGTTCATATAAAATTCTCCAAGCCCATTAAGGGCACTTGTTCGTCATCAAACATCCACTCTAGGTTTTCTATTTTACCTGAGTTTATAAAGTAAGTAAACTTTTCTTTGTCAATACCAGTCTTGCGGTCAAGTCTTAAGTCGATAGTTTCATTACGTGATTGCCACATAACATTCCAATCAATACCATACCATCCATCACCCTCAGCTTGCATAATCTCTTCAGCTTGGCGGTCAAGGTAATAACCCATGTAACGACCATGCTTTGCTCTAAAGATTTTCTTGAAAGAACACAAGCACGTTTCCATAGTGAAGAAGTCTATCTGTTCCACCAACTCTGGGAATCGTTGTGCGGTTTCCTGAAGAATTGCTCTAGCAGACCTTTCGAGAGCATCGTACTCTGATCCAGATAGTTTTCTATCAACATCGTCTTCTTGTCCAAGGGCATATAATAATCCATTACGATGAGAACGGGAACCATCATAATCACTGAGCATAAGTGAAGTAGGAGAAATACGAATACCAGCAGTATGCTTAAGATGCTGAAGGTAAAACCAAGTAGAATAACGACCAAATTTATGAAGGCTGTTTTTAAGTACATCCCACAGGTTATCAAAGTTTTGTTCTTCGTTGTCTCCATAATAACTCTCCATTACTTCTCGTTGTGTTTTATTACCGATAAACTTTTGATACGATTCAAACATTGAAGGGAGGTGTCCTTTGTTCCATTTCGTATCCGTCTGATATCGTAGGCGTTTGTAGTTGACGGTATTCCATTGCGTTATACGGTCAACTGTGGCTAACTCGAAGTCAGGAAATTCGTTCTTCAATACCCAAGCAGTTGGCAATTGATACGTGTTACCATATAACCACGCAAACCAAATACGTTCTTCGTCGTTATGCTCATAGCGTTTATGTAGATAGTTTGTAGCCCAAACCGCTGGGTCACAGTCATCGTATTTTAATGACCATGCGTACCAGCGGATAAAGGCTTCTCTTCTGTTTTCTTTTAATCTGTAATCCATTACACCTTAATCTTAGTTTGTTTCTTGAACGAGTCCAAGAGAACGTATTTAATTTTACAGTTTGGGTGAACACGGTTCAATGCTGCTTTGAGTTTAGCTTCAGAATCTTGCCACGATTCATACTCGCTTAAACCGCTATGGTGAACAACAAGAACGCCACTCCACGTATTGAGACCACCCATCTTATTTAAAATACCACCAATGCCAGAGTTATACACTGATCCAGAAGTCACGCTAATAACAGCAAGAGTTGGGTCTTTTTGTTGGATAGGTTTAATAAGAGCGTCGAGGTCTTTCTTGGAGTACACTTGGAAGTTAAGATCGGCTTTTGCCTTTTCTGTACGAACTCGTTGGATCGCTTTATTAAGATTGGCAACAATAACTTGATTAGTCCAAAGACCATAAAACGCAGTCAAACAAGTTTGTTTAAATTTTTCACTGCGGAAGATAGTATGATCAGCATCATCTAATTCTGCGAGGTTACGAGTATATAAGTTAATCACAGCACGTTGGCAGTCTTCAGCTTTGTTACCCTGTTTCATCTTAGGGTTATGATTAGCAAGGATACCAAACTGATCAATGTTAGACTGCTTATCGCCAAACAGACTTGAGTTCAAAAAGATAACAGGGGCAGTTACCCAACCAGCGTCTTGAACTGCACCAGAAGTATGGTTACCATCAATAATCCAACGGACACCATACTTATCAACAAGAACAATAATTGGAGAAATATGCTTGCGTGCTTCAGTAGGGTTATCTCTCATGAACGCAGCAATATCAGCACGATGTTTGGGGTTATACATCATCAATCGTACTTGGTTCTGCTTGTACTTAGCGACTTCACTAACTGGGATTTCTATGATTTGATATTTACCTTCTTTGACGTTTGTCAGAATTTCTGAAACCATCACATTATCAACAAGGTCATAGATGTCATATTTTTCCACTGGATCTATACCATTGATCCAGTCAATACCAACTTTGGCTTCTTCGTCAGTTATGGTATTGTAATCGCGAATACCTGCGCCACCACCATTTGACTTGTTATAGAACTTATCGTTACGGCGAGCGTCTGCGTGTTTAAGAAGTTTGCGCTCCATTGTGATAGCGTCTGAAGAAGTGCCACGGAAAAGAATAGAACGGTGTAGAAGACCAAGTGAACGGTCAGCCTTCATCTCTGGATCTTCTGATGAAGTAACATATCCATCATGAATCTCTGAGCTCTTGCGATAACCAATATACATCTTGCCGCTGTCAACGTTTCTCCAACCATAAACAAACGCTTCAAATGGAACTGTCATAATAAATCCTTTTCAAGTTATAGATATATTATACTATATTCTTGAATTAAAGTAAATACCCTTAGAAGCCTTCTAGAGTCAGGGGTTTCTGGTTAGTTGCAAGATCAAATATCTCAACACATCCGCCCTTTCCCTTTTTATGGATGGCGTTGTTAATCATTTGGTCTGTATAATCATAGTCGCACTCAGAGAATGTAGTGCCATCAATTCTGAAAATACTTAACTGGCACCCAGACTTTTGTTTACCCCAGAACTTGAAACCAATCTTTTCATAGAAGCCAACTGATTCAGGTTCTGACGATACGCGAAAGTACACTGCGTGTTTACTTTTAACATAAAGCAGAGATGCTAGACATAACGCTTTGGCTGCTCCTTGACCTCTGTGTTTAGCAAAGGTATGAAGCAGTTGAAGGTTAGCAACGAACGGTCTACGCTTAGAAATGGTGGTGATGATAGCAGCCATCAGTTCACCTTCTTCGTTGAAGGCACCGATACAGTCATCCCATTGATCCTGCATATCTGCTTTGGCTACGAAAGTCTTAGCAAACTTATCAGCCTTATCATCGGAGATGGCTTTGATGAATACATCACGTGAACATTTATTCAACTTCAACGTATGTTCTCTCTTTCTTACCACGAGTCTCTGGGTGCTTAGTTTCATTCCAACCAATAAACTGAGCCAAGTCCCATTGCATTGGAGGGAACTTGTAATTGTTCTCAGAGATAAGGTCGTTCACGGATGGACCATCATTCAATGCTGCGTCTAGGAAATCCTGTACGAAACGGAAGCATGATTCAAGTTCAGTGCGGTCAAGTGTACCACGGAACAAACGGAACTCTACTGTATCAATATGCTTCAACGCATACATGTTAATAGCGAAGCGGAATGGACGACCCATTGATACGCCATCTTTACCTGCAGCGTGCATCTTAATGAACGAGTCAAAGTCAGTTGCTAGGTTGATAATGTTATCGCTCATGTAATCAGGCATTGGGCGACCACCGTCAAACTTGAGATACATCTTAGAACCTTTGGCACCCTTCATTTGGTTATGCTCAAAGAAGCCATACACATGGTCAATAGCAGCAGCTTGATTCTCTTTGATGTATTTGGTTAGCTTCTTAAGACCTTCAATGTCATCGCGAAGGTTTGGTACACGGCAATGAATATGAGTATGCGCAGTTACACCAACAGTTGGGTCATGACCTTGCTCATTGAATAGCTCTTTGAGTTCAAAGTAACGATCAACTTGTTCTTGCCAAGTGCGTGTTGGTTTGGTATTAATCTCGCCACCGAACGGAGGTTCAACGCCCAATGGATCGGCGCAAACATATGCGTGTGGTGCACGGAGGTTAATAATATCACGCTCAGAGTATTCCCATGAACCTAAGTTCTCTGGAATTGAAAAAGAGC